TCCGATCTCACCTGCACGTTGTCGCAGTTCAAAACGGTTTTTTGAAACGGGTGTCAGTGTGGATAACTTTGCGTTTCTGTGGAAAACTAAACGCATGAGCCTAAACATTCGAACTGTTGAAATTGGCAAGTTGCAGCACGATCCTGACAACGCACGCAAGCATTCTGAACGCAACATCAAAGCCATCGCTGGTTCACTAGAAACTTTTGGGCAACGCAAACCGATTGTTGCAACTGCTGCTGGTGTTGTGATTGCTGGCAATGGAACTTTGGAAGCAGCGCGTTCTCTTGGTTGGTCAGAGATTGAAGTTGCTTACACTCCTGCAGGTTGGTCATGGGAACAAGCGCGTGCATTCGCTCTTGCTGACAATCGAACTGCAGAACTTGCTGAATGGGATTCTGAAAAGTTAGCGGCGCAACTAATCGAACTAGATTCAGTGGGCTGGGAATTAGATAATGTTGGATTTGAAAAACTTCAACCACCGACGGAAGAACTACCAATTCCAAAACGCAGACCAGTCACTTGTCCTGACTGTGGTGCTGAGTTTGTGCCAGAGTAGGAATCATGCCCAATCCACCAAAACCAACTGAGCAAAAAAGATTGCTTGGAAATCCATCTAAGAGACCCTTGCCTGACCAAAACAAAGTTGTGATGCTTCCCGCGATTGACGCAATTCCAGAACCAGAGCGACAACTGTTTGAAGCAGGTCGTTCGCTTTGGGATCGCACATGGGGCATGGGACAAACTTGGATTAGTCCAAGAACAGATGTTGAACTTCTATTGATGACTTGTGAACTTGTTGATGAAAGAGTTCGCTTGCGGGCTTTGGTCTGGAACAATCCTGAGTCGTGGCGAGAACGCAAGGCTCTCAGAGATTTAGATTCATCGATAATCAGAAACCTGTCTTTGCTTGGTTTTACTCCTGTAGACAGAACTCGAATGGGAGTTGCTGAAGTAAAGGCTAGAAGCAAACTGGAAGAACTTCGTGAGCGTCAAAACAGAAATTGAATCATGGCCCCCAGCCTTGCTGACTCCTGTTGATTTTGAGTCGCTAGAACATTCGCGTGGATGGGAAGTTACTGACTTCATCAACACATTTGCAATCCAGACGAAAGAAACTGTGGCTGGTTACTCAGGTGATCCAATGAGATTGCGTGATTGGCAAGTTGAATTGATGAGAAATCTTTTTGCAGTTGGAACAGATGGAAGGTTCAAACATAGAACTGCTCTTGTAGGCATGAGCCGCAAAAATGGCAAATCGGCTATTGGTTCTGGAATTGGTTTGTGGTCTCTGATCATGGGCGCAAGTGGTGGTGAAGTTTATTCTTGCGCGGCTGACAAAGAGCAGGCACGAATTGTTTTTGGTGATGCAAAGAAAATGATTGAAGCAGAACCTGAACTGGCAGAACTTTGCAAGGTTTATCGAGACGCAATTGAAGTTCCTGCAACTGGTTCTGTGTATCGGGTTCTTTCAAGTGAAGCATTTACAAAAGAAGGTCTGTCTCCAACGATGGTGATCTTCGATGAACTTCATGCCGCACCTAACCGTGAACTTTGGGACACAATGCTTCTTGGTATGGGAGCAAGACGTGAACCAATGGCAGTGGCAATCACTACAGCAGGAGTGCGATCAGATTCAACTGGTCAAGACTCCACTGCATACGCGCTTTATCAGTACGGCAAAAAAGTTGCTTCTGGTGAAGTTGATGATCCAACATTCTTCATGGCATGGTGGGAAGCACCTAACGAAGCAGATCACACACTGGAAGAAACTTGGAAATTAGCCAATCCCGCTTTTGGTGATCTCAATGATCCAAAAGATTTTGCTGCAATGGTCAAGCGAACTCCTGAAGCAGAATTCAGAACTAAGCGATGCAACCAGTGGGTTTCATCTCAAACTGCTTGGTTGCCAAATGGATCATGGGAACCACTAGAAGCAGAACGTGTGATCGATGATCAAGTTCCTGTCATTCTTGGATTCGATGGATCGTTCTCTGGTGACGCATCTGTTGTCATTGGTGTAACGCAAGAAGATCAGCCACATGTGTTCATGGTTAAGGCATGGGAAAAACAACCGACTGATGAAGATGACTGGCGCGTTGATTCACTAGATGTTGAAAACACCATTATCGAGTTTTGCCAAAACCACAATGTTCGAGAGATTGCCTGTGACCCTTTCAGGTGGCAAAGAACAATGCAAGTTCTGGACAATCTAGGGCTGCCAATAGTTGAGTGGCCTTCTACTTCTGCGAGTCGCATGGTTCCTGCATGTGCAAAGTTCTATGATGCAGTTGTGTCTGGGAAACTCACGCATGACGGCAATCCGTTGCTTGCAAGGCATCTAATGAACGCCGTAATCAAGACTGATCGACTAGGGCCAAGAATTGTCAAAGAACATCGTGGCTCGCCACGCAAGATTGACGCGGCTGTTGCTAGTATCATTGGATTTGATAGGGCAACAGTTTCGCGTGAAGAACCCGTTGTTCCTCAGTTCTTTAGTTTTTAGGAGTCCCATGTTTGCCACAATTCTGCAATTGGTAGGTCTAACTGCAATCTCCATCGGTCTAGGTGTGTTTAGTTTGCCATTAGGAATTGTTGCTGCTGGTGCTAGTGCTTTGCTTATTGGACTAGCAATTGAGAAGGGTCAGTAATGCTCGGAAATTTAACAGGTGGCAACAAAGAAGAACGTGCCATAAGTTTTCAATCGATTTGGGGAGCAGGCGATTCATTCGCGTTCACCACGCAGTCTGGCGCAAACATCGATCAACAAACATCGATGCAAATCAATGCCTTCTACGCCTGCGTTCTACTTATCTCAGACACCATCTCAACTTTGCCAGTTGATTCTTTTATTCGTCGTGATGGTGATCGCGTTCCTTATCGCCCACAGCCTTCATGGATTCAAAGACCAGATGTAGATTTGTTGCGAACTGAGCATTATCAACAAGTTTTGATTTCGCTTCTTCTAGATGGCAACGCATTCATTCGCATCTATAGAGATAACTCTGGTCAGGTTGCAAACCTTGTCGTAATTGATCCAAGTCGCGTGGAAGTTACTCGTACTCCAGTGACCCGTGAAATTGTTTACATCATCGATCAGAATCAAGACTTCCCTGTTTACGCACAAGACATGCTGCAGATCACTGAAATGCGTAAGGCTGGCGAACTTCGTGGCATGAGTCGCGTCACAGAATTAAAAGACAACCTTGGTCTATCATCAGCACTGCAATCTTTTGCTGCACGTTTCTTTGGTCAAGGAGCAACAACTTCTGGCATCATCGAAACCCCAATGGGCTTGAACTCAGAACAAGCAAAGCAATTGGTTGAAGGCTTTGATGGCAAGCATCGCGGCTACAGAAAAGCACACAAGACTGGAATCCTCACTGGTGGCGCAAAGTTTGTTCGCACTGGTGTGAATCCTGATGAAGCACAAATGCTTGACTCACAAAAGTTTGCTGTTGAACAGATCGCTCGTATCTTCAGAGTTCCACCACACATGATTGGCGTCACAACAGCAGGCGCAATGTCCTACAATTCTGTTGAACAACAAAACATCAACTTCGTCACTCACACTTTGCGGCCTTACATTGCAAAGATGGAAGATGCTTATTCGACACTTCTTCCACAAGGCGCATTCATTCGTTTCAATGTTGATGGATTGTTGCGTGGCGACTTCTCTACAAGAATGCAAGGTTATTCAATTGGATCACAAGCAGGTTTTCTTTCAGTTAATGACATCCGTCGATTCGAAGATTTGCGACCTGTTGAAGGCGGCGACGTTTATCGCGTTCCTTTGGCTAACGTGGATTTGGGTGCTGCTTCACTCGTTGAAACCGACAAGCGTGTCACGATGGCTTCGAAACTTATTCTTGCTGGGTTCGATCCTTCTGGCGTTTTGGCTGCTCTAGACTTGCCAAAGATCACGCACTCTGGTGTTCCAAGTGTTCAGTTGCAAAGCGTTGCTCAGATTGATCCTGAAGCACCTGAATCTGTCTATGACGTACAACGCACACATGACGTGAACGTACAGATGCCAGAAACAATTGTGAATGTTCCACCTGCAGTGATCAACGTCGCTCCACCTAACATCACAGTTGAAGCACCACAGCAAAAAACAACAATTCGAACAGTCGAGCGTGACGACAATGGTCACATCGTAAACATTATTGAAAGAGTTGAAAACTAATGGCAACAGGAATGAGTGCGTATCTAGCAAACAGTTTGCTGAACGCTTTAGGAAACAACACCGCTTTTGCAGTAACTGCTCCGTATGTGCAACTGCACGTTGGTGATCCTGCTGCTAATGGCACTGCTAATCCTGCAACAGAAACAACTCGTAAGGCTGTGTCATTCGCTGGCGCATCTGGTGGTTCTATCGCTTCTGATGCTGATGTTACTTGGACAAACATTAGTGGCAGTCAAGATGCAACATTCTTCACTGCATGGGATTCATTAACTGCTGGAAACTTCTTGTTCTCTGGAACAATTACTGGTAACCCTTACACAGCAGGCGACACTTATACAATCACTGCTGGTTCTTTCACAACATCTTTGACCCTAGCGAGTTAAGCCATGAGTTCGTCTGAACTCAACGACTTTGTTCTGAACACTGATCGTGTGGTTCGACTTGCTCAAATGGTGCTTGATGCACGCAAACTTGATCAATCTGTCGTTGGTGGAAAGTCTGCCTATGATGCTGGTGACCTTACTTACAACACAACTGTTTCAACTTATGACGGCACGCTTACAACTCTTGCTTACGGATCAGCACCGCTTGGTTCTCTGACTGCATCTGTAAGTTCGACACCAGTAGTTGTTGTTTCTGCATCTGCAACTTTGGGTGCAATCGTTAGTTCTGCCAGTTCAAGCGTCACACATCAGGCTTCTGCTGCTGCTTCTCTAGGCGTTTTACAGGCATCCAGTAGTTCACAAGTTAGTCATCAAGCAAGTGCTGCAAGTGGCTTAGGATCGCTGTCTGCCACAGCAAACACCATTCCACAGATACTTCCAGTCTTTGCTTCTGATCTTGGTGGATTGACAAGTGTTTCCAATTCTGTCGTTATACATGTTGCAGCGGCTGAGTCTGCTCTTGGAGCGATGACTTCAAATGCAAACACCACGCCAACAATCAAACCCGTATTTATGGGTTCACTTGGAACACTCGATGCAAGTGCCACTGCAACTGTTATACCGCCAACACCACCAGAACCAGAGCCACAAGGTTACGGATCAAACAGACCTTATCCAGCACCACAACGCAGGCAACCAAAGCCTG